TATATTTGGATCAGCAACAGGTAAAATATCTATTCTGTCATCAAAGTCTGTTTGTTTGATTTGTCTCTCTCCACCCACAACATCGTAAGGATAAATTGGAGGTAAGTAAGTTGAAAACACATCAGACAATAAAACAAACTCTTGTTTCATTGATGCGTACAATCGCTTATGGATTGCTGACATTACCCTCGAGCCTCGCTCTAATAGGGCTACCGTCGTACCAACAGCTGCCTGCTGGTTCCCGTCCCCGACTTGCATGTCAGCAATGGACGCGAATCTCTGTCCTGCATCTACACAAATTCCCATCAACTGTAATAAAGTTTGTGATGGTTCTTTGTAAGGCAGATTCATAAAAGCATCTCTTAAGTTTCCACCAGGAGCATCGACATCTCGCCATTCACCTGGTTGAAGAGATTGGGCATCATCTCTAACTCTGATCCCTCTCTGTTTAAATCCTGATGGCAGATTCGATAACGTACCTGCATCTAATAATTGACGAAGTGCAGACGTTGCTGCTCTTGTTAGACCACCAATCATGTGGATTAATCCAAAGCCGTAGAAACCTAGTCCTGGCAGAAATTTGAAGTGGACAAAGTATTCAACTTTATTTTTCTTTGGATCGTCTAATCTATAATTTCTTCTTATAGATAAAACTTTTCGCGTACCATTGTCTATTGTAACAATGTATGGAACTTTAATACCTGTAGGGATTCCATCTTCTCCCCTATCTTCGAAGCCTTCAAGATCTAGATTTACATGACATTCAATCAAAGTATAGATCGGGTTATTCTTATTATATCCTGATTGTCTTGTTCCCTCTAGTTCTCGTTCTTTTTTCTTAAGCTCTGTTTCTTCGTCATAAGGTTTGCCTAATTCTATATCTCTATAAAATCCTCCAACCTGTTGTTTACGAAGATCATTACCTGACATTTTAATTACATGACATATGGCTTCCGCATCCTCTAATGAGGTAGCAGAATACGGAACCACTAAGTCATCTGCTGTGACGAACTTTGATACAGCTCGTCCCATTAAATCGTCATAATAAACTTTTTTAAATGTTGAACCTGCAAGTGGCAGATAAAATAACATTTGATCAAATTCAGGTTCGTATTCTTTCATGACATCCATCAATTGATAGTTCATAAAATTTTTAACTCTAACTGCTTGATCTTGTTTTTCTCGTGAAGGCATGCCTAACACTTGAGCTCTTACCGGTCCATCAGCTGGAAGTAATTCTTTATAAGCTTGCGCTTGAAATTGAGTTACTGCTTCAGCAAGAACTGGGTGCGTTGCACCAGAAGCTCCTTGGAATGGTCTTGTTCGTTGTTCAAATTGAAAACCTAACAAGTCTAAACCTTGTGTGTAAGATCTTTCCCATTCTCTTCTAGATTCTTTGTAGTCCGTATAGTTTGCATAAAGCTCGGACCCTAAAGGATCTAAAATAGAATCTGGTAACAAATCAGCTAAGTTCATATAGTGATTGTCGCCAGTTTCAGGTGCAACAGCACCTGGCTCAAAGTTTATATCTACAGAACCATCATCGTTTTCAACTACTTCAGTTTTTTCATGTGAAGGAGCTGTCTCTTGCATGTCTGCAATAACTTCTGTCTGTTCATCAACGCTCGGGATATTTATCTCTCGTCTTACGTTCGGTAAGCCCTTATCTATTTCTGCCATGTGTTTTCTCCAAAATTATAGGTTTATCCTGTTTTTTATCTTTAATCAAGCCTCTAGGATCAGGGCCCTTTAATGGGGGTATTGCTTTCCATTTAACATCTTTCATGTTTTTAACTAAAGTCGGGTTTTTCATTTGTATCGGTTTATTAAATATTGATCAACACCAGATAGGCCACCTGAAGCTTTTCTTTCAGGAACTTTCATTACTTCATCCATTTCAGTCATTCTCTCTGTAAAAACTGGATCATCTTCTGAAACTTTTGTTGGCATCTGTAATCCCATTAAATCTTTAAACACTCCACCCATCTCTTGTGCATTTTCATCAAAGAACTGATCTAAAGTCATTTTATTATCTACAACAGCATTAATAGCCATACCTATCTTTTGCGCTGCTTCTGGATTTTTTAATAACCACTGCATAGAACCTAATGCAGCTTCTGGTGCAGGCATTCCCATTAAGCCATTAAAGATAGCAAAATCTAAAGCCGCTGCTGTTGCACCAACAGGCATTTTAACTCCTTTTGGAAGTGGAACAGCTTTAAAAGCATTAACAATTTTATTTCTCCAGTGAGAAGCAATAATTTGTTTTCTGTCTTTAGGAATATTTTTTCCATTTTCTTTGACAAACTTAACAACCGTTTCTATTTGATCTCCAGGGTTGACTAAAGTCCAACCTTGTTTAGTAAAAGAATTTTTAATTTGTCTCTTTGTTTGAGGATCAATATTAGTATCGTTTAAAAGTTTAAGCACATCTTTTTCATTAAAAGAAAAAGTAGGAATCTTGTTTCCTGTCTTAAGCATATATTCTTTAGCTGCTTTATTATAAGCTTTAACAGCTTTATGATTTTTCTTTTCTTCAAACGTTAAATTTTTATCTTCTAACACATCGTACGCTTGTAAAATTCCTGACTCACCATGCATGTCTAAAGGAATTTTTTGAGTGTTATATTTAGGTTTCATAAAAGTTATAAACTTAGATGTCCACGGTATTTTCTTTTTTACACTTTGAGAAAGACTAGTTCCATGCTCAATGACATAATTTAAATTATGTTTTTTAAATTCATTAAATATTTTTCTATTTAATCCATCATAATAACCAAACGGTTTATTATTTAATTTATCTAATTGATAAAGCTTATATCTTCTTTCTGTAGCCAATTGATATTTTTTAAAACGCGGATCAGAGTTTGCATCGATAGATTTAATTATTTCTTTTTTATTTTTTGGAACTTCCAAGTTATCTAAAACAGTACTACCTGGTCTAGAGCCTTGTAACCAATTTTTGTAATCTGTTACTCTGGTAGCAGCTGCTCTAAGTTTATCTGTTTTATCTTTGACAACAGCTAAAGAATCTCCTTCTGCAATAGGGGTCCATCCAGGATATAATTTTGCCGTAACTTTTTCTAAAGACATTCCTGGTTTATAAAATTTATTTAGTTTAGTAATTTCTAAATCGACTGGTTTTCTATTTTTTTCCCAATAAATCTCTTGTGATTTACTTCCTCCTTCTCTAATAGAAACTTCTTTATTTGCTATTAATTTACCTAAAACTACATCTCCATATGTTTTTTGATTAACACCTAAAGTATTTTTTGGATCAATAACTTTCATGATATGGCTTCCTCCATATCCTTGTTTGTAAGCGTTAATAAATTTCTTTTTTAATTCTTTATTGTTTAATACCTTAGTTCCCCCTCCTCCTCTATCAGGCTGTTGAGTTGTCGTAATATATTTAATTTTATTTTCGTCTAATTTATCAATATCCCAATAAGAAGTTTTATGTCCTGGCTTCTCCGCAATTTTTTGAGACTCTCCAATACTTTCTACTACACGTTCGTACACCGGTGTTTTTTTACTTTTAGCAGTTAACCAGCTGTCATAATTAATTCCTAGTTTATTTGCTATATCAGCATCAGTGCCTGTAAAAGTTTTTGTAGCCTGACTTTTTTTTCGAATAAGATTTGTTTTAAAAGCATTCTTATAATTATTTCTTTCATAACGTTCCAAGTTTTCCCATTTCTTTCCTGGATGAGTGTCTTTAAACCATGTCTCCATTTCAGCTGGTAGTGGTTCTACGTCGACATAAACTTTTTTATCAAAAGTTAACATCTTATCATCCCATGCACTTGGCTGGGTAACTTTAACTGTTTTAAAATTTTTTAAAGGCTTGTCTGCAAACCCAATCCTTCCCCCTTCAGCTTTTCTATCTAAGAAGTGTGGTTTCTTAACTAGGTTGTCATCTTGAAGATACTCTTCAAATGTCATTTGGTCTGAATAATTTGTTTGCCAATCAGCCCAGCTTCCGCCGTATTTAAACCCGGGTCTATCTTTAAG